TTGCTGTCCTCGGCGATTTCGCGCGCTGCGTCAAACAACGAGTTCACCAACGATGTTGGGTCGCCTGCGGTTACTGTCCATGTCGAGCCCGACGCTGTTTTACCTAAAACCATGTTGTCGGCTGCAATGTTGTCAGTTGCGATCAGGTACTCGCCTGCAAGGTCGTTCAAAATCAAGTTCATTGCGGCTGGGTCTGTAAAGTCCATGTCTTGTACCGACAGAGTGACTTGACCTGCAACGGTTGTTTTTGTGACGACGTTTGAGGCGATCACCATTGTTGTTGCTGACGCGGCTGCACCTTCGGTTTGTGTTGCTGCGCTTGTGTGCGTGGTGATCGTTGGTCGAATGAATGTTTTGCTCGGTGTGTTCGGCATTGAACGAGCGCCCAACGCTGATACGACTGGTCGCACGAAGTTCAGGTCTTGGAATAGTGGCCCGAGTACTGGCGTCGGAATTATGCCGGGTGTATCCGTTGTGAGTATGTCGCCCGCGGCTGCTTGCAATGCAGTTTGGTTTTTGCGGTTAGCCGACTGAAATGCTTGGTTAACTTTTGCAAACGTGTCGCCACCGATGTGCATAGCGGCAAGGTATTCGCCTGCGCTTGGCATTTTAAATTCTTGTTTTGGTTGTGCCCAAAGTTTGTCGACAGTTGCTTGCGCTGCTTCGACTACTGGGGTTTCAATTTTGTCGCTCATAGTTGTGTCCTTTGTTTGTTCTTGTTCTGATATTAACCCTACTTGTGGCTCGGTTTCGTGGATACCCTCGGCTGGTTCGTCGGGTGCGCTGGCCGCCACTTCGGTGATGATCGCACCGGCAAACGCGCCTTCGCTGACCAGCGATAATTCTGACCAGTTGGCGACCTCAACAATCATTACGCCCTGTTCGTCGTAACTAAATTTTGTTGGTGTTACGCCTACCGATACGGCATCTATAACGCCGTCATTGGCAAGGGTAAGTGCCTCGTCGCCTAGTCGTGTGGCGCTGATCTTGGCTGTAAACATCATGCCTTGCGGTGTGTCTACGCGCTCAACGACCTTGCCAACAATCTGATTTGCGTCGTGTTGCATATAAAGTTTCGGGTCGCGCCCCGTGACTGGCAACGACCCTTGCAAAAACCGTACCTGTGTACCGTCTAAAACTGTGGCCGTTTCGTCATAGGTTACGGCTACGCCTGAGATTGAGCGCGACGGCAAACCCTCTGCCGCCGCTGCGTCAACCGTGATCTGAGTGGGGGTCAATTTGATCATGACGGTAACTCTACTCTTTCTGTTATTTCGGTTTGTGTATCTCGATCGTCGCCCATTGCGTATTCACCGGTTAGGTATTGCTCTACGTCAAATTCGACGTATGTGCCGTTTGGTAACACGTTGTTTTGGCTAAGTGTGCCAGCAATGCAATCGGCGTAGGCGCGTACACCAAACGTCCACAAGTCCATGCGGCTTTCGGCGCTTGACTGGTACGAGTACGACCCGACCGACACGCCTGCAAGGTACGGCGGGATGTTGCATAGTCGAGCCATTTCCATTGCTTGGAACTCGGCGCTGTCAATCAGCAACATTTTGTCAGGGCTAGTCAACGTCTCGGTGTACGTAACAAATTCGTTTAATGCGGCAGTTTGATTGGTTTCGCGCGCCGCGTTAAACGCGGCTGCAAGATCGGCTAACTCTTGTGCGGATAGTGGCTCGCCGCCTGTTTGACGCAAAATGCCAGCCGGTATTGCGCTGCTCGAGTTGCGGTAGCGCGCGGCCTCAAGTTTTAATGCTGTTGCCACGGCTGTTTCGCTCATATAAATAATGCCTTGTATTGGCGACAAAAATTGCACAACGTCATCAGGGTTTAGTTCGCCGCCTTGAAACACAATTTGTTTTGACGGCGCAAACCAAACTGGGCCAGCCTGATCAAGTGTCTGAACCATTGCGGCAGGCAGTCGAGTGTAAGACGCTGGATAGCCGTCAGCGGTGCGCGACGTTATGTACCAAAACGCGCGACCAAAAAAAAATAGGTCATCAAACGTCCAACTTAAAATATGTCCGTTGTAAACGGCTGGGTCTATTCGTCGCAACCAAGTGCGCGGCGCCATAGGTATTTTTTCCATTTCGTCGCCATTCCAAATTTCTGAAAATTGTTTAAGCGACATACAGCCGATGACTGAACTCATCAAATCGCGCGCTCGACTAATTGTCGGCACACTCATCGCACGATTACGTGCTGCGCCCTCGACGTACGAGTAATACTGACCGATCATTTGTGCGCCGCCGTTGTTGTTGCTTTGATACAACGCGCCACCTGCGGCTGCTGCTTTAGTTGGCTCAGGCGATATTGCTGCCTTGTTGACGGTGCGGTTAAAAATGCCCATGCGCTAAGTATGCCACCAAACTGTTTGTGCGTTGTGTATAGGCGACCGCCAATCCGTAACCGAGAAAGTAAGGCATTAGCGGCCGCCCAGCAAGATACTAGCCACAAACAAAAAACCTATCGAACATTACCTAAATTGCTTAAAGCATTAATGCTTTTTTCACCCATTGCCCAAAACATGACCGGAAACATAATGACGTGATATTTGTCGTTTTTAATAAACGCCATTCTGTCACGGCCATCTTCTACACCTAAAACGCACCTGGTGTTTTTGTTATCCATTAACATTTGAAACATCCTGCTATTTAAAACTGGCAATAGAGCAACGCCGTCACCGTGTTCAATAAATCTTTTAACCCAAGGCATCGAATTTGAATAAGGCGGATTGCACCAAACTGTGCCATGCCAAGGTTGATTAAGACCGTCGTCTTTCTGCGTAAAAAATCGTTTTGCTGGTATCCAAGGTATGCCGCCCGGTGGCGAAGCCACGTCTAAATCAAACTCTAAATTAAGTTTGTCAAATACCCATTTTGGGGTGTAATGATCGTCAGAAGTTTTTACCGTTTGATTAAGTTCAAACAACCGTTGTTGCATAAATTTAGTTTATTCCACCTGCTACAACGATCATAGGTTTACCTGTTGCGGTAGGTCGGCTGGCTAGCGCCGCTGACCAAACCAAACATCGCGCCAACTCGATCGGGCCGGGTGAGCGTTGCGACGATAACGCAATGCTGTTTTGACTGCGTACGGCGACGGCGCGTTGTACGTGTTCTGCCAACATTTGCTCGCCTGTATGCCACAATAATTTTTCGTGGATCATTGACTTTATGCGCGGCGTGAACTTTAAGATTTCGCCGTAGCCGACAACTGCCTTGCGACGCTCAAGTGCTAACGGCCAATGAATGTCAATCGACGGGCTGATAGCAAATTTGGTTGCCGTGTTTTTTGCTAGGCGCTCGACGTGTTGCAACATTTCGTCGTAGGTGTCGCAAACAAATTCGACGGTGACTACGGTGCGGCGATCGTCTAACACGATTGCGCGTGTCGCAAAATATCGGTCGTCGGTCAGGCTGGTTTCTATGGCGACTGTGCCACCGTCGGGCATAGGGTCGGTGTACTCAAGTTCAGGCCACAAACCCGGTGCAATCCATGACTTGTCGCTGGCTACCCAAAGGTTGCAACTGGCTCGCAAAAACGACGCACGATCAGGGTTCTCGCTCTCGGCTTCAATAGTTTTTAGCGTCAACGTTTTGCCCAGCGCTGGATTTGCATACGCCCAAGCCTGCGGGGTCATAGGTGACAGATCGGGCGGCGGTGACCACTCGGCAAAATAAAGTGACGACGGTTCACCGCGATCTATCGACCGCAACCCTTGTTCACGCCAACGCTGCATGGCAGTCGAAGCCTCAGTACCAGCCGTTGACCAAGCGCTCAGCAATGGTGATCGTTGAGCGCGTTGCGCTGGTAATAAACCGCCGTCAATAACCGTTGACCCAATATCCCAAATCTCGTCAGCCACAATCAGATCGCAACTCATACCGTGACCGACGCTCGAGTTGGCTGCACGAATAAACCATTTAGAACCGTCAGGCATAGTCACCTGATTACGACCATAAGACCGCATAAGTTTTGCACCAAACCGCAACTCAAGAATGTCGGCGAGTTTGTCGTAGAGCATTACGGCGAGGTCAAGCCGGTGGGCAGTCGACAACACAGTTTGCGGTGTGCCACGGTGTTTAGGCATTTCGGTAAGCCACCACCCCACTAGGGCAGTTAGGGCAACTGTTTTACCGTTCTGTCGAGCCGTGCTGACCATTGACATACGGTGCAAAAAATCCCCGTCACCGTCAAACAACAACTGACCGTCTAAAACTCGCTGTTGCCACGGCATCAACTCCATACCCAAATGCTGTAAAGCCCAGCCCCCCACCTCAGCCCCAAACGAACCAGCCGCGTCAGGCCAAACCGTTTCTAGTCTCGGCTGATCTCGGCCAGTTACCGCTAGTTCAGGCTGGTTAGGGTCATCTGAGATAATCTTGAG